GAATCTAAAGAGATTCTAAAGTAACTCCCAAGAACTCCCTAGAGCTATGCTCTAATTTTCTAGTTTACATAAATCTCAAGAGATTTATGAGTATCTAAAGTAAACTTTAGAGGTCTATTGAATCCTTTAGATTCAATAACTTAGCTACTAATTCTACAGTTCCTATAAACTCTCCAAAGAGTTTATAAATATTAATTAATTATACACGAATTTCCGCATGATTTATAAATAAATTCCTATGTGAGAAACATATAACGCCCGCGCCTTCAAGTATTTAAAGAAACTTTAGAGTCCCTGAACAAAGTGAAGGGACTAGAAAGGTTTCCAAAGGGTTCCACGGCAATTTTGCCAAAACATCAAACCAAAAAGGTTATACACTATGTCAAATTTCAATTTCGCTACAATTGATTCATCCAAGCCAGCTTCTTTGAAGCAAGTCTTTGCAATTGCAAGCCGCTTCACTCCGATTGCTGCCAAGAAACTGAAAGTTTCTGGGGTGACTATCAACAAGATTTTAAGACCTAGAATTACAGCTTCGCTGCAGAGTTTGGAGCCGTCACATGGTCAAATTCAGACTTGGTTCAAGTCAACGACTGTGCCAAAAGAGATTTTATCTCTTATAAAGACCGAAGGTCTGGACGGAAAGACAACAGAGCCAACGGCTAAAGCCAAGCCAAAGGCTTCCAAGAAAGTTAAGCCGAAGGCTGCGAAGAAAGACTTTAAAGCTCCTGTGGAGCAAGATGCTCCAAAGCAAGCTGTCAAGAGCGATGTAGTTTGGAAGACTACTTCCAAGGGAACTGAGTTAGAGCAACGATTGGTTGTCCTTGAAGCTCTACAGTCTCAACAGACTGAAGATATTCAGACAATAAAGACTGGCATGGAATCTTTGCTTTTTGCCTTAAACGGCGATCTTAACTCTTAAATCTTAACTGCCCCCTTCGGGGGGCTTCTTGGAGTTTTACTATGTTTATATATCTTAAATTATTAACTTTATTTTTAAGTTCAAAGTATACTTTGTCAGATTATCACGAATATCACCACCTCAATCGCTCTGATGATATTGATGTTTCAACAGGTTTTGATAATAGAATATTATCAATAAAAATTACTAAGTCTAAAAGAAGGGGAGCAAAGGTTTACATATTCAGAACTAAAAATTATTAGTTAATATATATAAAGACTTTTAAGTCCCTTTACGAAGTGAAGGGACTAAAAA